AGGCGGTCCGCCTGGGTAGACTGATTGACTTCCATTTCTATTGAACCCTGATTAAATGCAGGCGTAGGCGCAAAGTCCAAGTCACCTTTACGGCGATATGGAATCATACGTCCTGGACCCCAGTCGCTAGGTGCCTGTCCTACTGGGTGCAGGATAGGCGGTAATGTAGCTAGGCTGTTGCGGTCAATGCGAGAGTCCCGCTCTACCTTTACTTGGTTCTGAATACCACGTAGTAAGTCAGGTACAGTAGTGGTATCGTAGAGACGCTTGCTGTCTTCAGACAGCTTAGTGACTACAACTGGGTAGTCCTCGTAACCGTTAAGAAGTTCACGCTTTGCAAACGCTGGTGCTTCTCCGTTACCTCCATCGTATTCCTTGTGGAATACTGTGCAGTAGATACCTTCTGCTCCATCTTCAGGGTCGACCAGCCGCTGGTACGCATACACGATTTCTATTAGTTCATTTGCTTCGTAAGCGTTATCGGTCAAGCTTGTACTGCGGCGGCCTTCCTGTTCTCTTTCAATGCTATCAATGTTTACCCCTCGGTAGTGCTCAATGACGTAGTCAACAAAGTCAGCGTCCCATCCTGCGGTTGCTACCTTGTTCTCGAGTTCTTGAGCTGTATAGTAAGTCTTCCAGAAGCAGTAAGGTGCTCGCTGCGGATCAGTTACATACGGAGGAAAAAAGAAGTCCCCATCTGGGGCAAGTGTCTTAATCTCTGGTGCGTCAACCTGTCGGCGAACAACAGGAAGCTCCGCTTCCCCTGTATCCCGAAGTTCCTTGAGGGCCTTCTTAGCTCGCTTCTCGGTGACTCCTTCAAAGATGTTTTGTAAAATAAATACTAGCTCGTCGTCCTTTTCACCTGACTGCACTGCACCAAAAATATTTGGGTCTAGTTCTGAAATCTGTTCTAGGGTAAGCTTCTGCAGGAACTGACGGTCCTCTGAGTGCCAGCCCACGTAAGTAATCAGAAGTCCTCGCTCTAGCAGGTAGTTGGCTCCTAGTTCCATTTCACGCTTGTAGCGTGGGATATATCCACTGGTGGTCATCCACTTCAAAAAGGATGAAACAATTTCTGCACGGGAAATATCGTTGGATTCCACTGGGTACGCCCGAATGTTGGAACGATTCAGGGAAGACATAAACAAAGAAACCAGGCGTGTAATACGCTCGTCGATTACGTGGCTCTCTGTATCTGATGCTCCCTCCCAAGGGAAAGCATCTGCTCCGTGCTTGCGGTGATCTCGGCTCTTGCCTGGCCACCAGTTGCGGCGGTCGTCATAACTAGTACGGCACAAATCAAAGTATGCCTCCAGTTCGTTTACTGTTTCATCGTATGCGTTGCGTAAAGCAGCAATGTCTGGAGATGCGTCAACGTAAGTCAACGCCTCGAAAGTAGATTTATTTTGCATTTAGTTTTTTTCTAACAGATTTAGCCATCTCGTAGATGTAACCTTTGTGAACACCAATTCTATCACATAATTCCTGTGGTCGCATTGGTTGGTCTAATTGATGCTTTGCGTAGCGGTTCAAGTACTCCCAGGCAGCCAGTCGGTCTACCTGCTCTTCGATCCATTCTGGATCGAGCGTAATGTCTTCTTCGGGTAAATTCATTTTACATAGCGGTAAGATGTTCCTCTGTCATCAGTGATAGCCTCTACGTTTACGTTCTTACCTTCGGTAAAAAAGTTTTCTAGCTTACGAGGGATGACCGCTGGTACCTTCTTCTTGATCTCCCTGATGTACACGTAGATGTAACTTCGGTTGGGTGCCTTGGAGTGCACTACTCCTCGGTAACGCTTAGGTGCAAGCTCTGGGATTTCTACGGCTTTCTCTAGTAAGTCCTGGCCCTCTTCGTTAATCCATCTGGCGTAGCCAGTACCAGTGACGGTATGCTCTGGTAGTTTGCTTTCTACTAGTTCAATAAGGTAGTCCAGCTCTACGCTGTGCTCCTTGGCAATTGTCTGTACTCGTTTCTTAGGCATATTAATATCCTCCTTGATTTGTTCTTGTTGTTTGCATCGAGGCATTAGACATAAAGTCTGGGCCTTCTCCGCTGTTTGACATTCGCAAATATCGGATAACGTCAAAGAAATCCTTTAGTGGCTCGTCAGCCTTGCCTTGCGAGTTGTAGTTAATAAGGCTGTCGATGAGGTTACCGCAGTCCTTGTGGATGTAGCACAGGGGCCTGTTAGCTTCGTCTACCCCTACGTTCGGGTTATAGTTAAACCAATCGTCTAGGGCAGTAATCCCCTGGTCTTCCATTACTCCACTGGACGGCACAAAGCTTAGACCGAAGTCGTAAAAGGAAGTAAACAGGTCGTCATTGTTTTCGTTTTCTTTAGCAAAGAAACGGGAGTCCCCGATTCTCTCGGTTACTTCTATACCGAGGTCCTCTTCTATTTCATTAAACAGCTCGCAGTATCCCTCTACGTTAAGGCCTACCTTCTTAGATGCAGGGCCGTACCTCCACTTAGGATCTCCAAAGATTGCCCATTCCCCGAAGGTATCACGGTCAGGCCACTCCTTGCGGATGTATACCTCGCCGTGCTCGTTGACTCCAGCCCAGATGCAGGTGTAGTTCCTTGCACCAGCAGGGTCAACCACCTGGTAGCAGGTGAACTCCGACTTGTCCGAAATGTCGGGGAACTGCATCCCGTACTTATTGGGTTCGCTAGATAGTACGTTTACTTCAGTATTGAAGTAAGGAAGCAAAGCATTTGCTGATTTGACTGGTACGCCGTAGGCACGGACCAGTATCTCCGAGTCAGGTCTACCTATTAGGTCCTTGGCTATACGTTCGTAACCACCAAAGGGATTCTCGTCTGAATGCAGATATACTACAGATGCATCACGGCTAGGGCTGTACTGCTCGATTGGTACTGCCTTGTTCTCTAGTAAAACCGCAGGCTTAGTCCTTAGGGTTTCTGCATTCTTCAGGTAGTCCGAAATAAAAGGCGTGTAGCCGTCAATCGGGGTAAACCCAATTAGCATCTTGGAGTCCCGTGTAGCCAATCGGAACCGCAATGTATTTACTAAGGCTGCGTCACCTAGATATTCGTCAAGCCAAGCGCCGATATTCAACCCTTCGGGCTGCTTAAACCCGAACTCAAAACCCTCAAGGATTGTCTGGTTGTTGCTGTACTGAGTATAGGTCTTGAAGTCCACTCGGGTCCTGGTATCAGGAAAAATAAAGGAAGAGGCTGTAAAGCCGTTCTGCATAGAGTAATTGATATACCCGTCTACGCTCTTGGTCTTGCGCTTGAACTCCTTGGGCATCATCTCCCAGATTGCAGCCTGCTGCACCTTGATAGAGGTATCAGCGTTCTGAGAGAAGCATACGATATGCCCGTCCATACTTTCGGTGACGGCTTCCATTAGCATCTTGGCGCAGCCAGTAGTCTTCCCGCTACGATTGCCGCCCAGTGCAAGTACTTCATTGTTTGTACGCAACCCTGTACGTATTCTGTCCCAGCCCGCTAGGTCAAAGCCGTAGCGCACAGGGTCGTCGTATGCTGCTTGTATTCTACCTTCGTGAGCTTCGTGCAGTGCAGCTAACAACTTAGGGTCCTGCTCACCAAGCAGGACTATCTCCTCGTCTGTAGGAGGACGCACTATAGGGTGCTCTGTAAAGGTAATCGGCATTACTTTGACTTAGCTGGCTTGTCCATCTTCTGGACTTTGGGCTTCTTGCTCCAGTCAATATCGTCGTAGTTCTTACGCTGCTTCTCAGCATTGTGTCCCTTTCGGGGTGCGCATCCTTTACCCATTGTCGTAATCCTCTGTTAGTTGACTTCCTAGTTCAAACATAGCACTAGCTACATTGTCCTTGTCGTGACCAGCAGCCAAGCAAAGGAGGTACATCTCCTGCACAATCTCCGTAGTAGAAAGACCGCAACTGAACTCAAAGGTCCTTGTTTCTGAGTTCTCTTCTAATATCAGTCTAGTTATTTGGTTTCCTATCATATCAATCCTCCTGTATTAGTTCCACCTTTTCGGCCTGCTTTAGTTTTTCGATTCTTTCTCGGGCCGCCTTGATTGTTTCGTCGTAGTCCTCCTGAGTGATGACCTGGCGGTCCTCTGTTATCTGCGTGGCCTCGCCACGGGAAGTAAATGCCTGCCTTGCTGCATTGGACACAGATATAGAAATCTCCTTGAGGTCCCTG